TTATTTAACTTACTAAGTATATCTTCTACTTCTTCATCACTAAATATTTTATATATCATTTATTTACCCCACGCTTTCTTCAAATATGTTTGAACTAACGTGGAACTAACAAATGTATTTTTATCTTTATCTTTTAGGTATACATTTACATCATATAAATTTTTTAATATAAATGCTTGTTCATAAGATATACTAGAAGATAACCAACCTAATACATTTTCTCTTGTACCTTTAGTAACTGGTGTAACTCCATGTGGATATATAATTGGAAATATTACAGCTTCACCAGTTTTTAATTGTTTTGACACAGGACCTACATCTGTGTTCATAAAAAAACTACCACCTTCATAATCGTCATTTAAGTTGATAGAAAATCCATAATCAAAAAATACATTATTAGATTTTGGCATTGCTTTAAAAGCATCTACATGAAGATCATAGTAATCATCTTTTTGATATTTATTATAAAAATTTACTGATACTCTATTAGGACAGTAAACAGAATCTATATAAGAATGGTTATAAAAAATATCAATTAAATATTTTCTAATGTGTTCTGGTACAGAAGTTGTTTGTTGATTCTTTTTTACATTATAAGATTTGTTTAGTGGTTGTGTTGCTCCACCATCTTGAAAATGTAATCCTTGAATACCTTCTCTACAAAACTTTACATCTTCTTCATCAAGAAGTTTAATAAAAAACATATGTATCTCCGTTAATTGAACTTAGCAAAAAGAGGAGGAGTTTTTAAGGAACTCCTCAAAACCTATATAATACTAAGTACCAGTTGATACTGTAGCAGACTCTACTGGGTTTCTAGAAATATCAGCCATTGCGATATGTGCTCTAAATCTCCAAGCAGTAGTTTTTGATGAACCACCATCAATTACAAGTAGATCAACAGTATCAGCAGTAGTAACAAGAACAGGGTTACTGTCTTGAGCACCTGCTGCTGCTTGTAAAAATGGAGTTGCATATCCAGCAGCTTGATCTGAATCTGCTCCATCAATGAACATATCAACATCACCACCAGTAATACCCACATCAAAAGTGATCTGTTCATTACCAGAAGCTTCAAGGTTTTCAACACATCCACCAACAATCATTGTGTCAGCAGGTATGTCAAATAATTGAACTATGTCGCCTTGTTCTAAGTCTGTGTTGTCAACAGCATCATATACTGGTGATGTTAAAACATAAACTTTATTGGCACTAGCTGGATGTCCAACTGTACCACCCCCACTATGGGTTGCATTATATGTAGCCATAATATATACCCCCCTTAAGTATTAAGATCAGGAACACCAGACAATACGCCTGTAAATCCTGTTCCAGAGCCACGAAGAACTTTACGTCCAAATACGTGAAGACCACGTATAATATCTGCAAAGCTGTTTGGATCACGAACTACTTCTGTTTTAGCAATAGCTGAAGCAGTAGCAACTGAACTCATATGACCAAACAATACATTAGTTTCACCACTAGTTGATGAAGGTCCGAAGGTTGCTGTAGCATCAGAACCTGCACCACCTACTGCAATAGCGTTTGATTGATAAAGTGTGAAGCCATGTACTTTTCTAGCAGTAACATTACCGTTTAAAAGTGGGCTTGATCCTTCACCAGTAACACTAGCATCCATCAATTTAGCATCAGCTTGTCTGAGGATTTCGTAGAATTGTGGAGGAGCCACAGCCCAACGATTTTCTTCAGGAACATCATTCTCATCAAGTAGACGAGCTGCTGTGCTAAGATAGTTTGCACACTCATTACCAGTATTGCATGATATAGCAGAACTAGCAGCACCTAAGTTAGTTGTATCTGTAGTTGCATTTGAGTTAATGTTGCTTAGTACATTGTAGTCATATTGCTTTTTAAGAGCGTATGCACCAGAAGATGTAGCTAAAGCCTCAAAATTAACATGAGACTGTCTTTCTTCAATGTCATCCACTTTAAAAGCAAAGTAGTTACCCTGATCTACAGTTAGAGAAATCTCTGCATCTGTAAGATCTTGTGAGTTTATAGAAGCACCACGTTGATAAGCAGTAACCGTAATTGTCGGTTCTTTAATTATCTTCACAGTGTCGCCAAAATTCTCAATTTCGCCTGAGTAATCGGTATTAGTGATTGCCTCTGCAACCGAAGCTCTTCGGAAATATTTGAGAACTTTTTGGCTATAGATCTGTGGTACGAAATTCCCATTAGAGAGATTGTCGTAACCAGCAGCAGTAGTAAAAGCCATTTTTACTCTCCATTAGTTATTAATTTGTTATACGACCCTCCCGACTAGCTTTGTCAATTTCTTTTTCAAATTTATCAAATTCACTAGGCTTTAGCCGAGAAATTTCCGAAACAGTCCAAATACGTTCATTCTTCCCTTCAGCTACTACTTTATCTTTTGTTGCGATAAATTCAGCAGCTTCAGCAGATTTTTTAGAACGTCTTGATTGCTTCTTGACTAACCCTTTATCAGATTTATATAGATCAAGAACACGTATCGCCCATTTAGAATCTGTACTATTTTTTAGAACACCATCAGCTATAGAACTGGGTTGGTCTTCTAACCATTCAAGAAACTCATCTGTATCTTTTAATTCAAAAAAATCAGAATGAGCTGTTAAGAGTTCCGTCCTAGCTTGCTCTTCAACCAATCTTTGCTCTTTTTCTTTAAGAGCATTAATCTCACTCTCAAGTTTTTGAGTTTGCTCTTGAGTGTGTTGAGAAGAGATTGTTTGCATTGCTTTATATACGTCAGGATATTCATCTTTAAAACTTTCTAGTTCCTCTGTGGTAGTACCTATGTTAGAAGCTATTTCGTTTTTAGCTAAAATAGCTGCTTCCTGTTCTTCTTTATATTTTTTAAACTCATCTATTTTTTCGTCATAATGTTTTTTCAAATCATCATAGCGTTTTTTATAGTTGTGTTTGGGTTTTGAATCTTTCTTAGACTCTACAAACGAAGTAGCCTTCGCTTCGGTGTTCGCTTCTTCTGTCTCTTCGGATTCAACCTCATCTATTGGATCATCTTTTGCAACAGTATTGCGATAAGAATTTTGATAAGGTTTACGTTCTTCTTGTTCTTCTTGTTTCTGATTATTGTCAGTCATTTTATACCTCCTTAGTGCCAAAGTGATAACTTTGGGTAGCATATTTGGTAGTTGAATAGGAGTGCCAGATTAAATCTAGGTGGCTCCTCTTTTATGTATCTACACCTGTTTTAAAAACATTAGAAATAAATACTGATCTTCGTCCGACTTGCTCTGCCCAACGACTATCAAGTACCTCTTCTGATGCTTTAGCATAGAAACCATTTTTTAAATACTCTAAAGTTTTTTTAAACTTTAATAAAGTTGGCGTACCAACATTGTACGCTAAGTTAATTAAAGCTCTTTGTCTTGCATCATTTAGATCACGCCACCATGAGATAGCATTATCTAATTCATCTTCTATTTCATCAATATTATTTTGTGCTAGATAATAGGCTTCTTCTTTAGTAATTCCATAATCATCTAAATTACGTCCAAGTCCTATTGTAGTTTTATCAGAAGTACATTTGTAAGGTTTAAGTTCTAACCCTTCAAAGTCTTCTAGCTGTTTTAATAATATTGCGTAGTTCATTAAACTACAGTCTTTGGTTTTCTTGGTTCATAAGAACGTAAGTTTCCAAAAGTCATTGGAACAGCTTTAGTGGGATCATTAGGATCTCCTTTATCCATTGGTTTTGGTCTCTTTTCAAAAGGTAAATTTTGATCACTTATTACACGTACTTTTATTTTAGCCATTATCAATTCCTTTTTTAGCTGTTAATGGTTTACCTTTACGTATTTTATCTGTAAGTGCAGCCCAATCTTGTCCTGCTTGTACTTTTAATAACTTAGGAGCAACAGGTTTAATAAGAACTACTTTTGAATTTAACGATTTTATATCCACTACTTTCTCCTAAAAAATTTAGTTGCAGCTCTTACTCCAAAACTACTTGCTACGATTACACCTAAAGAGTATTGATACCATTCAGGCATTTGTTCTAATACTGAAAAACCATTTAATACT